AGTCATCGCCTCCTCCTTCTCCTGACTCGAAAAGTCCTGCGAAGCCTTTAGTAACTCTTTCGCGATACTGTAAAAAAAAACAATGGCCGCTGATATTATACCTACAGGTGCTTGCTTCATTATGTGGTGTGCCTCTGTTGAAGCCTCATATCCTTCTATAGTATATAGCTCTCCGAACTCCTTTACAATAGGCCTGAACATAACAGAAGCTGCCTTGTGGAAGTCTTTGTCTTTAGATAGGCCCTCTTCTAAGTCAATAAACTCCCCTAGAGATATAGCCTGTAAGTCAGGTATAAAACCGTATTTAACGCCGTCTAACTCAAACTTGTTGGTAAAGGGTACATTCTGTTGTAATACCTCTAAAACCTCGTTAGAAATGCTCTCAGCATCACTTAGGCGCATCTTAGACACTAAGGCTATATCTACACCGCAAAATATCTCTATTGTCTTAAACATAAAGAACTCCTTATCTTGCTCTTCTGTATTAATCAAAGCAAACCTTTGGTACTGCTCTAGTGTAATGTCATTAATATGTGTAGGCACTTGTATCTTCATAGTATAGTATTTAGGCTTTATTTAAAAACATTGTATAACAAAAAAGGGCGTCACAATTAAGTGGCACCCCCCAAAACAAAACAAACATTTTTAATTTATAGTTTATTGTATATAGCTATCTCATAAAAGCCGTGTAGCTCGTGAGGTAAAACTAGCTCTATTCTATCGTATTTTTTTACTAAAGAACATATCTGATTGTTTAGTGTATCTGTACAGGTGTGGTCTCCGTCAAACCACTCAGCCAATATAGTGTCTTTTAACTCGTCATCTAGCCACAGGTTTAACTCTATATCTCTCTCATAGTTTATGTAGCTCTCTACGTCCTGAGCCTTTGACAAAGCCTTTAATACTTTAGTTTTCTTACCTTTTAAATAGTTCATAATTTTATGCTTTAGTGTTATTGTCTACGCAAAGATAAAACCTTTTTGAATACTACACAAGCTTTTTAAAGTTTTTTTTAATTTATTTTTTTAATCTCTTATTACCTCCCTATCTGTTATAGCCTCATAGAGTACCTCTAATAGATTACTATCTCCTAAATGCTCTGAGTTATCGATGATGCCTTCTAAGTCTGCTAAGGCGTGCATATAGCCTCTTAAATAGTCTTCTCGTGTCTTCTCCATCTCTCTGTTATTATATAGTGTGTCTAGTGTGCTCATATTATTGGTATATATAAGTTAATGTTCTCAGTAGTATCATTGACTCATTTTTAGCTCTTACAAGCATACACACCTCGTCTCTGTCTAAGCTGTTTGCTATCTGTTCGTCTATTTGGTCAATTACGATTTCTAATGTTTTAATAGTATTCATAGTTTAGGTTATTAAGGGGGCGTTAACCCCCGTTATTTTTACTTATAAAGAGTCTTCAAACTTACTGTACTCTTCAGTAGTTAATCTATCTTCTAAGATGTTTAAAGCTAACACAAATATTAGATTAGCTGATGAGTCAGTGCTAATCATAGATGCTTTTACGTCATTCTTTAGCTCTTCGTTAGTTCTTGTTGCTAGTTTTGCGTTGATTAAATTTGTCATAATGTTTGTTTTAGTGGTTGTTATTATTTACACTACAAAGATACAACCTTTTATTAGTTACCACCAAACTTTTTTGCAATTATTTTTGATTTATTTTTGATAAAACTTGTTAGCCCCCGTAAACACTGAGAAAAAAATATAAATTATTTTTGCTTTCTTTTGCGATATCTTTGGTCTAAGATACGTTTGCACCTCTGTAGCTTCTTATTAGGAAACCACGTGAAGTTTAAAAGCACATATTCAAGCTCCATAGTTGTGCACCTGTTGAGGTCTGTATCTGTCATTAGATAGCGTTATCTATTTGCTCTATTATATGCCTAAGCTCTGAGCGTTCAAATCTACCCATCCAAACTAAATTGATGGTTAAGTTATAGTAATCCTTTTCTAGTGGTGTAATTAGTACCTGTACGTCTTTCATAGTTATTTAGTTTTAGTTAAATGGTTATCATAATAAAATTTGTATATCTCACATACCTTTTCGTGCATCAAATGTTGTTTGTATACTTCTGTCCCTAAGTGTTTAGCGTTACCTATCTCTACTACTAATTTAACATAGCATAGATTGACAGTCTTAGTACCCTTCTTATAGGTGTAGTTTTCTTTAGTTGGTACAGCATACACCCTTAAGTGATTGCCTTTTAAAGCCCAACTCATATAGTCTAGACACTCCATTACTCTTCAGTGTTAAATTCAGCGTGCTCTCCACAGCTTGAGCATATACCTGCCCCCCATTGGTTTTCTGCTCCACAGCAATCTGATTCTCTCATTTCTTTTGATTAATTCTAGTGGCCTCTAAGCGACCGTTACGATAATGCTTCACTAATAGCTGTGTATCTAGTTCTACGACCTTATACGGTCTTATAGATAGCTTAATGAGTAGTTTTCTATATAAAGTCATTTGCTTTTAATTTAAGTGTTAATATTTGGTTCTCTAAGGTCAGTCTGTTAACCTCTTCTCTAAGGGCCAATATAGCCATTTCCTGATAGTCTAGTAGTAATTCTGTTTTAGTGTCCATAGGGTTATATTATGGGGGTTGTTACACCCCCGTTAGTTATTATTGTGTTATTTCTCCCACTTGCTTAAGTACTGAGAAAAAGCTAAGTCTGCGTTTCTCATAACTCTGTTTTTATCGTCAATTTTATCGTGCTCTTCTTTCGTTATCAATTGAGGCTCTCCTCCATATAGACTAACAAGGTTGAAGTTTGCAAGCTCCTTGTTGCGTCTGTCGTATCTTTTAATAACTTCGATTTTAATTATATCAGGATTCATAATATTTGTTTTAGTTGATTTGTTTTTTGTAAAGATACAACTAATTAAATGTATCTACCAAACTTTTTAGCAACTTTTTTTAAAAAACTTTTGAAATAAAATGTAAGTAGCTGAGGTGTAGCTAATTAGTTAAGAAATAAAATAGCGCCCCCCGTTAGGATTGCTTAAGTGGTAAGATACAAAATACCTGATACTATCTATTAAGTGATTGTAGTTATCTATAGGCACGTCCTTACCATCTTTGAAGGTGTAGTTGTTTAACTCTGTAATTAGATTTCTAGAGCCTTTGTGAATATACAGCGTATAGTCTTGTAGTAAAGCAATACCTAAATTGATACTCCCTTGGCCTTTGATACTAGGCTTTATATTAAGGTTATAACTATGCTTAAGCTCGTGTAATAGTCTTGGCTCTGCACTATCTCCTATTATTAGAGTATCACTCTTAGCGTGTCTACCTAGCTCGTAAGCTATATCTGAAGTAGTTAAACCTGTCTTATATAACACCTCTTTTAAGTATATTTCTTTGCTCTTCTTATTAATAGAAACCAAACAAGCGGCTGTAGGGTCATTACTGAAACCGAAATCTAAGGATATACCATAGTAGTCTCCGTTAGCATTAAAGTCTTTTACTTGCCAATTAGTAAATATAACACCCTCAGCTACACTTCTCCAACCTCCTAAGATTTGGGCCTTATACTCTTCAGGCCTCTCTGTTTTCATTCTCTCTACGTTAGCTAAGAATGTAGCATCTAAGTGCTTCTCATTGTCCTTATATGAAGTATGTATATAGGTAGTGTCTTCTAGTGTGGTATTCTCTCCACCCTGTAAGTCTCTAGACTCAAAGAAACGCTTGTAAATCCAATGTGCTTTAGTAGCAGGATTCATTACCATTATTACTCTGTTCTGTGCATCCTTAGAACGTACTGATAAATCAATCTTATCGAATAGTAAAGGGTCGGGCATCTCTTCTGCTTCGTCTAATATCCAAGTAGTAATACCATTAAGCGACTTCAAGGCTGCGGTCTGATTTCCACTACCTGTCTTAAGGCCTCTAAAGTATATCTTATTACCTGTAACCTTATTAGTAATATCTGTCTTGTTAACTAAGAAGTTATCATTCAGCCCTAGCATATCAATCTTCTCTGTCATCTCAGGTATAATAGAAGTACTTGCTGAGGTCATTGTGTAACGTGTAAAGAGCACGTTGTGACCCTTCTCATAAGTAAGCAATAGTATCATAGTAGATATACTAAAAGACTTACTAGAACCACGTCCACCTGTTACGATGTAGTATCTAGAATCATTAAGGAATAAGGGCTTGTATTTAGGGCTTAATTTTATCATTAATCTTCGTCAAATGAGATTAAACCTTTCAACGTTATGTTGTGGTCTATTTCTCCTGTGGTGTGTATATCAATCTCTTGCTTAGGGAGCCCTGCTCTATACTTTAGAAACAACTCAATAGCTCTTTGGTCTCCTGACTCAATACGTTCTAGTAGCTTCTGTATTACTACGTCTACATCTATATTGTCATCTAGGATTTGTCTTATGTTTATTACTTCTCCGTTAGAAGGTCTACCACTATTTGGTCTAGGGCCTCCCCAATTATCTGAGCCTTGAGCTCCGTCTTGTTTACTCTTTCCTGCCATCTCGGTTTATCTTGGTTTCTAGTACTTTATTTAAAAACACTCTAGATAACAAGTCATTACCACTGCTTTGTTAAGGTAGCTCCTTTAATGTATTTTAACGCAGGTTGCTTGTCTATATAGTACATTGTCTCTATATCATTAGTAGAGCCATTTCTAGGCGTTCTCCCGCCTGTTCTCTTTGTGAAGGTAATCTTGCTTAGGTCAGCATAAATGAGGCCGTTAAAACAGCTCCAAACGATTATACTATTAAGAGGCTTCTCTATTAGCTTTTTATACTTACGTTCTGCTAAGGGTAAAGGGAACGCATCTTCTATGTTACGATTACGTCCCTTAACTTCTAGATAGCCAATATCCTGTATATAGAAATCCACATCGTGAGGCCCTAGCTTTTTGTATTGCCAATCATATCTGTTAGCTATAGTTCTCATAGCTTTATTCTCTCTGTCTATATCCTGTGGTCTTTCAAATCTCATATACCGAATATCTTTAATTTAGCTTCTAAGTCCTTAACTTTAGCTTCTGCTATCTCTAGGGCCTCTTCTGACTTACGTGCTCTTAAAACAGCGTTATTTCGGCTGTTACGTGCTTCTGAGATTAATCTATTAAACCCATAGTCTCTAAGCTCTAGGTTATTGATATAAACAAACGTTCTAAGGAATGAGTTATATATACCTAGTAGCTCTTTATTCTCAGGCTTAGCATCTAACCACTTACCTAACGTGTTAGTTATCTCTGTAGTGTCTGCACACTTCTGTAGAAATTCAATAGTCGGGGGTGTCATCATAATCTTCGTCTATTATCTCAGCTCTTACTGAGCAGTTAAATTGCTTGTCTGTATTGTTATAGTCTTTTAGTGCATCCCTTATACCTATGGCAGCTTCGAAGTCGTTTATCTCGGCTGCCTCTTGTTCTGCTACTAATACTCTGTCTTCGGGTACTCCTAGGCTTAAAGCGTATAAGGCCCCTACGTAATTAAAGTGTCTAATCTCTTTATCTGTCATTATAGCGTCCCTTCTTTGTGGTACTGTGATAAATCTATTAATTCGTCAACGAAAAAAGCTTTGTATATAGCTATGGCTGCTTCTAGTTTATCCTTACCTGATTGTAGTGTTTGCTCTGAGGCTTTAAATATACCTATATCTGTAGTGGTCTTGTCTATTACTAACCAATAGAAGTCAGGCACGTTATAAAGTTGTGTATATAGGTAAGCTTGTAAGTCATAGTCATATTTCTCTATAGTGAATTTAAACTGATTTACACTACTACCATTCTTTAGAGTAATATCCTTAAGTCCGTCATTAGTTGTTTTAACGTCTGCTACATATTCGCCTTCTTTGAATATATCTGCCTTACCTCTTACAGCTAGTCCGTCTACTTCTACTAGGGCAGGGGTTTCTGTTTCTGCTCCCTTCATAAAAGATACACAAGTATCGTTCTGTAAGAATGCTGAGGCTATCCTAGAGGCCATATACTTCTCTTTAAGGGTGTAGGTTACTTCAGCTCCGTTCTGCTCCTTAGCTAGTTTCCATTTAGTAGTATTTTTACTAGAGGTATCTACAAAGGTAAACTGTCCGTACTTCTCAGGCTCTAGTATCTCAGTATGTACAAGCTTACCATCTCTCAGGGCTTGTGTCTCTGTCATACCCTTCTTTTTCATATGGGCAAACCATTTCGGTGACTTAAGCAACCACTTCATAGTAGAGTAGCTTAATACTCTGTCTAGGTTAAGGTATTTGTAATAGTATTCGTCTCCTAACATATTATCTAGTGTCTCAGATAGGTCAACTTGTTCGTGGTTTAATAGTGTTACTTTCATAGTTATAGGTTGTTTTCTAGTTGTGCAATAAATTCCTGTTCTGTCATTTCCATTCCTTTGAATAGGTCTGCGTTCATATCTAATATATCTGCGTCTTGGTCTATCCTGTTGAATACGTTTATTAATTGTGTCATCTTAGTTTTTGTTTAGGTAAATTGATAAATTTGTTTCAGCTTGGTCTACTTCTCCTAGTGTAATACGTCCGTAACGGTAATCCACGTAAGCAATGTTTCTTAATAGTTGTAATGTGATTGATTTGTTCATAGTTATATAGTTTTAAGGTTTATATTATTTAATTGTTACGTTCAAAGTTCTGTTAAAGCTATCTGTGTAAGTGTCTTTTACGTTATTCATTAAAGTATCATAAAAGAAGTCGTTTTTTATCTCGTGCCAAGCGTTTCTACAACCCTCTAGGGTTATGTATTGTACTGCATCTAAATAGCCTTTGTAGTCTCTGTAGTGTATTGTAGCTTTATTGTCAGCCATAAGGCAGCCTACTTTTTTATCTGTTACTATTGTTACTTCTTTTTTAGGAAACTCATTTTTAAAAGTCATAATGTTTGTTTTTGTTTTGAGCAAAGATACAAATGTTTTATTGTTATTACCAAACTTTTTTTAATCTTTTTTTAAATTATTTTCTTATTGACTGATTACTAGACGTTTGCGTAGTTAAATATTTTACTATCTGTGGACAAACCTCCCTCTTCGTGCATTGCTAACCTCTTAAATTCCTTCTTAGCTTTAATATCTGTTTCTCTTTGTGCTTCGTCTCTCTTTAGTATAGCCTTCTCTATATTTACAAAAGACTTTAATTGGTTGTCTATGAAGTATTGTATCTTGTCTTCAGGTATACCTTCTAGTAATTCGTTTATAGTATCATCTGATGTTAATCTAGATAGTTTGGCCCTTAGCTCTGTGTTCTGCTTTATTAAGTAAGTGTTACGCATCTCATAAGCCTCTAGGAGCGTCTCTGTTGCATCTTCACAACCCTTAACGTCTAAGTTGCCTAAGATGTCTTTTACTGCGTTGTAATTAGCTCTAAATGCTGAGTCATATTCTACGTCCTGTTCGAACTTCTTAAGTGAGTGCATTACTGTAGCGTGGTCTCTCTTTAGAAACTTACCGATAGCCTGTAAGGTCTGTTTGTTATCTCTAGCAAACCTATAGAAGATACTCCTAGCTTGTACATACTCTCTCTGTCTTGTTCTCTCTACTACGTCACAATTAGTTATCGTCTCTACGGCTTTTCTAATTACCTCTAGCATCTTTGTATTTGTCTCTTGTTTTGGTCTCATATTATTGTGTACGTATTGGTTTAATTTTGTTTGTTTAATACTCTCTTTACCGCTGCATAAAATTTAGCCTCATTGTCGTAGTATAGTGGTGCTCTATTAGAAGCAAACCCGTCAAGGTCTTGGTTAATTCTCAATTCATTAAGGTTAAACCAATAAGTGATACGACCTAGCTCTAGCTTAGCGTTTTGACCTCCTTTAGCAAATGTTTCTTTAATGTTATTTAAGTTTTTCATAGCGTTTGTGTTTGATTATGGTACAAAGATACAACCCTTTATTAGTTAAAAAAAACTTTTTTACATTTATTTTCAAAAAAAAAGCCCTACATCTCTGTAAGGCCTAATTTCACTAGGGTTAATCAATAAAACTTTTTTATCATTTATTCTATGGCAAACAAAATACCTAAGGCTACTATACCTATTATTAATATCTTTACTACTATTACAATTGATTTCTCTTCTTTGTTTAATTCGTTCATATCTTAATGTTTATTAGTTAAAAATCTCTCTAATCCTGCTAAGGCTCGCCAAGCTACTTTAGCTAGGTGTAATTGTCCGTCTTCGTCTAACGGATTAATACTATGGTCTATAAGGTGTCTAGTCAATGCGTCTAGTTCATCTTTTGACTTCTCCATATCCCAATGTAAAGGGGTGTTAGGGTGGTGTTGGTCATTTCCTGCCTGTGAGCATTTAGATACCTCTTTAAGTGCGTTAGGGAAGTACTTTAATACTCCACTAAAAACAGGTGTAGCCTTACGTTCTTTTGCTGTGTCTTGGTTGCCAAATGGTGGATTGTCTACCATCTCAGCAACGTCATTTGATACGCTTTGGTAAAACCTAGAGCAGCTCCCTAGGTTATTACCTTTACACGTACAATCTAAGCAACTCATTATAACACCATTAGCTCATTCACGGCTGTCTTACCTCCTAGAACTACAGCACAACCGATAGCAGGTTTCTTACCTACTTTCATATAAGCCATAGCGTAACTCTTAGCATCAATTCCACAACCTACTTGACAACCAAATACTCTAGAGTTAGCTCCTACAAAGTACTCTGTGTAAGCCTGTGTGTGTAAATGGCCCTGTACTGTGCTTCTCATATCTGAACGTGCTTTAGTCTTAGCTGTCCCTGCCTCTCCGTGGATATACAAAACGTCATCTATTTCTACGTCAGTAACAAACTTCCAATTTGGAGTCCTTAACACTTCTTTGTAGTCCTTAACCCATTCCTTAGGCACTCCACCACTTTGAGCTTTACGCATAATGATTCTGTCGTGATTACCTACAGTAACGTGAGCGTCAGGCCATCTGTGGTAGTATCTCTGTAGTCTTTGGATAGCTAACTCTAACTCTTGGCCTCCACCCATACCATCGGCGTCTGTCTCGTGGTAACTACTGTAGTGATTGTCTATTACGTCTCCAATAAATACAACTCTATTGCAATTGTATCTCTCATATACTTCTACACAGTGGTCAAAGTAACTGTCTAGGTCGAATGGTGCGTGCAAATCGCCTATCACTAATACTCTAGATTCTTTGTTATTAAAGAACTCAAAAGAGGCTAGTTTTGCTCCTTGTAGTCTTGGTCTAACGTCTGCTTTCTTATTTTTCTTTTTAGTTGCCATAATTGTTTTTAGGTTTTTTAGATTTTTCTATTTCTTTTGATTCAATAATGTTTGCCACGTGGAGCAGCTCAGAGGCTAACCTCTTGTACTGCTCGGGCTCTTCTTCGTCTTTACCTACGCTATGCAACCATTGTAGCTTAGTAGCTAGTTGGTCAGCTAAATTAGTTAGCGTGGCTATATTCATTTTTCGTAGCTTATTGCTCGTTAGCTCTGTCATATACTTTTTGTAATTCGTTAATCATTCCTAAGATACAAGGGCCACAATTAGATACTTTACGCTTAGATTTAAACACGTGATTATAAATCTCTATAAGTCTCTTTTGCTGTGGGGAGCTTACACTAGTAGGTCTCTTAGGCTCAAAGAACGCTTTTAAATAGTCAAATTGGTCTGTCAGTAAGTCGTTTAACTTTCTGTTAGGGAATAAGTCGTTAAGTTGCTCAGCTCTCGCACTACAGCCA